GTCAATACCATATTTTGAAAGACTAGCTGCACCACCGCCTAATATGCCACCTAAAAAAACACCGGCACTAACATTAATAGCAGATTCGCCAAATGTTCTAGTAAGTTGTTGTGAATGCAATGCTGCTTCTTCTATAGCTGTGTCAACAGCAACAACAGAGCTAGTAACAGCAGCACCACTTAAAATACTTTTCCCAGTGCGATATGTATTTAATGCTACACCGCCAACAGATAAAAATGTTAATGGTGAAGCTATACCGGCAACCATAGTCATAACGCCGCCTAACGCACCCGCTTGTTGAATTGTTTGGCGATCTTTTATTTCCATTGCCATTTGACTGCGTACTGCTTCTATTTCGCTTTCATCATCAGCATATATTGCAGACATAACAAAATTTTCATTTAACTTTTCTGCATCAGTAAAAAAACTATAAGCGTCAAAATCTGGATTATCTTTTGTATCAGGCTGACCAACTACTTTAGAAGATAATGCTCCAACTATATTTTCTTGTCTAAATGCCGCGCTTGTAACTTCGCCAAAACTTAAATCAGCAATAGGGTCAACAGGTTCAGTAGGCAATAAACCTTGCCTAAGACCGTAAATCTCACCTTCAACACTAGGTACAAAAGGCATTATTTATTTTCTCTTTTTATGTTAGAGCCTTTAAAAAATTGCTTTTTCTTTTTACCTAATATTTTAGAAGTTTCATCAACTGCTTTATCAAAATCCGCATCTAATTGATTAACATAATCGTCTAATTTACGACTTTCTTCTATTACTTCTTCTTTTATTTCTTTAAGTAAATTTCTTGGTTTAGGAGTTGAAAATTTTCCCAATTTAAATTGATCTTTTATTTTTTGTTCTGCTTTTTCTTTAATACGCGCATTTTCGTTTTCTTGAGCTATTTCTATATTTGGATAAAACCTATCTTTTGTTACAACATTTCCTTCTTTATCTATGCTTTCAAAAAATAATTGCTCTAAAATACCATCATTATTTAGTGCAAAAACTGTATACGTTGGGTTAAAATTATTACCTAAAGTAGCTATTCGATCCGTTTCATTATCAGAACGAAGATAAATATTTTCTTTTGTATAATTAATATTTTTATTATCTTTTATTGCAATATTAAAAATTTCATCTCTAACATCTTCATCAGAAATTCCTAAACCATTTGCATATGTGTAAAATTTACTGGGAGGAAATTGCATTACACCATCTCCAGTTAAAGATGTTTCCCCCCATTGAGTTTGAATATCTTCTTTAGCCATCTTTCTTGCTTTATTAAAATTGTTTAATGGACTTACTCCGGCTACCCAATAAGTTTCAACTAATTTTTTATAATCAGCTACTAATCTAGCAGTGTTTGCTCCTAATGGATTAAAATCAGGCTTAAACATTTCTTCATAAAAACTTGCAACATCAGCATCAAGATCAATTTTAGGTTTTCGAGCAGAACTAGATGTTGTAGCATCTTCAAATGCTTTTTTTCTTGCTGTTATTTTATCTTCATTATTTATATCAACTTCAGATAAAGCCATTTTTATAGCTTGTTGAGGGTTATCAGGCATATATTCTAAATTAAATTGTATTTGTTCAGCTAATGCAAAATCATTAGCACTAAATACTTTAGACATAGATGGCTTTTGTTTAATCCTATCCATTAAATCTAAAGCTAAAACAATTTTTTCTGGGTCAGCAGATATAATGTCATTTTCTATTTGTGAAGACATATCAGATGGAACAATGCCAAGTTTTTTTGCATATTCAGCTTGTTCCATAACTCTTTCTATTGGATCTGGAGAAAGATTTTCTTGCCATGATGCATAATGTTTATTTACATCTGCTTTATCATAAGTATTATTTGTTGAATTGCCATTTAGAACATTGTTAATTATTGCGTTTTGATCTTGCAATTTATTGTTTTTATTAACTTCTGTTGCTACTAATGATTCATATCTCATTCTTTCTTCTATAGTGCGAATTATACCGCTATCAAACATATCTGATATTTTTTGTAATGCATTTTCAGGATTAATCTCACCTGTTTTAAGTTTAAAAACAAAAGAAGTTAATTCTAACCCTTCTTCTTCAGTTAAAGTATTTTGTTCTTTTTTGTACGTTAGTTCTTTGTCATTAACTTTTGCATTTAATTGTTTAATTAAATTATCTGTTTGAGTTGGGTCTAATCCTTCAATGTCTCTTGCTTGAATTAAACGATTAACAAATTCTTTACCGGCAGCAATTTGCTCTAAAGGAGTTTGTTCTTCATTTAATAATGTTCTATCTAACTGTCCAATTACACCTTGAATAGCAATATTATCTTTTAAAGATTCTAGTTGATTAATAGCAGATGCGTCTAAAACTCCGGCGTCTATTCCATTATTTATATCTGAAGTTATTGTTGCTAATGCTGCATTTACTTTATTTTTATCTCCATTTCTAGCAGAATTTAAAACAGATGCTACTTGGTCATCTATTCCTATTGCTAAATTAGCAGCTATAGATGCATCTGCTTTTATTTTTGCTTGTTTATCAATTTGACGTTCTATATCAGAATTGACATTATTATAAAATTGAGCAGATGCAAGTTTTATTTCTGGCGGTGCATTATTTAACATCTTTAATGTTTGAGATGCTACTTCTCTATAAGCATTAATATCATCTGGATTTTGCGCTTGTGCATCTAACAAAGAATTTTTTAAATCGTGATTAAGGCCACTTTCATACGCTTTAAGTGCTACTTGATTATAAACTTCACCTCCCCAAGCAAATGGGCTTTTCTTTTTTATTTCTGTTCCTTCTTCTCTAGCTTTAGCAACGTCTGCTAATGCTTGTTCTGGAGCATCTGCTGCTGCTTTTGCTTTACCAAAACCCACAGATAAATTAGCTACTTGCTGACCTACACCGGCAAGTTGCTCCATTCTTCTAGCTATACTAGGATCTACTCCAGTAGGAGTAAATGTTCCGTAATAGCTTATAGGTTTTTGTGCCATTATTTTCCCTACTTAAATATTTAAAATGCCGCCACGCGCTTTTAATGTGCTTAAACTTCCAACACTGCTAGGGCTAATTGATTTAGCAACGTCTAAATTACCGCCGCCTAAACCACCGGCAATTGAAGCGCCACCTTGCAATAATGTACCAAGTGCAGCAGCTCTACCCATTTTAGCAGCCATAGCTCCTTGCCTTCTCATTTGGCTACGTTTTAATCTTCCGCTTAAAGCTATCATTCCTTCACTTAGACTAATATTTTCCGCAGACGATAAAGCTAAACTTGATGGCGAACCTTCTATTGCTATTCCACCGGCAGCTAATGAAGCATTGTTAGCAGCTAATATTTTATTTAATTCTTCTCGTCGTTTTAATTCTTTACTATCAGCAGCAATTTTTGCTTGTCTTGCTTGTTCTTTTAATTGATCTTCTTGTGCTTTACCCGCTTCTACCTGACCATAAGCACTAACTGCTGTTCCTAAGCCTGCTAAAATAGTAAAAATCATGACGATTCAACCTCATACTGTATTGCTTGTATATGAAATGGTGCTGCATCAGGCACTGTAATTAATGGTGAAACATCTATATCCCAACCTTTACCGCCATTATTGTCTTCAATAATACCAGTGCGTATTTCAAATGGTGTACCTAGTGGGCTATTAGTTGCGTCAACGCTTGCATACTGTAGGTTAGGCGTTCCTAATAAATTGCCATTAGCAGGCAATGCACCTCGCCCAGATGTACGAGTTGCAGTTAAAATAGAACCAATAAAACTGTTAGCTAAATAAATTGCACCATTTACATTATAAGAATTACCAACTACAGGCGTACCGCTAGTTATTAAAAATGCAAAAGTATTATTAAATGTTGTTAATTGTCTAACAGGCGATGGATTACCATCAATGTAAATTCCCGCGCTTTCATAAAAACGCAAATTCATATTTGTTATTTTTTTCTGTTTCATAGCGTTTTGTCCTTTACCCATATTAGTATTAAGCGGCATGGGTTTAACAGTAGGAACAAAATTTAATCCAATTTCTAAATTTAATGGGCCACCTGATAATTCATTTGCTGTTAATGTAATAGTATTGTTTGCTGCAACAACTCTATTATCTAAATTATTACCATTTCCTATTACGCTAACAATTGATCCTATTAAATGCGTTTTAGGTAAAGTTACTGCTGTAGCAGATACATTGTTTATTTTTATTGCAGAATCTAAAAGATAATTAAAATCCCACTTTTCTATTCTATAAACATCAGACAATCTGTCATTTGGCAAAACTCTATTTACTAAAAACAAATCATTATTAACTACAGATGCAGTTTCGGCATTTCTTTTTAAAGCTACTCCTCCAGTAAACAACCCAGAATCAGCATTAACAAATTGAGTAAAACCGTTTATATCTTGTGCGCGAACAGTATTTAAAATAGATGCAGTACCATCAGTATTTATTATAAATACCCAGTTAGAATCTTCTGACGTAGTTCCTGTTAATACAGCTAAATCTGTTGGTTGATTAATAAGATGAGAAGATAAAACAGAAATATCATTAGATGTGTAAGCGTCTTCATTAAAATTAAACACAAACTGTCTAATTGATTTACCGTTTTGATCTACAAATAATGTAGCGCCATCTATTGATTTTGCTTCAACGCTAGATGATCCATGCTGTGTTTGAGAGTCAATAGATATAGTTGTTGGTGTATTTCCTTTAACTAAAAATTCCGCACCGGCAGTAAATACTTGCAAGCCACGATCTGAATTAATATCAACAATTGTTGTTAAAGTTCTTGAAGTTATTGTAATAAACAATCCTTCATCGTCATCACCTTCTTCAAAGAAAAAATCAAAAAATGTTCCAGACTTGGATGCAAATAAACTTTGTTGTTTAGATTTTGTTCCTCCTAACCATAGTCTACCTTGATGAAACGCACCCATTTTTGGGTAGCCTCTTACATTACTCCATACATTTTCTTTTCTAGGAGAACCATTTTGTTGTGTAACAAATCGAATAGTATTGCTAGACGTTCCAGAAGTGGGAAAACCAGAAAAACGTTTAAAATTCTTTGCTGATTCTCCTGATACAGTAATATCAAAAACAGATACATTTCCACTTGATGTAAAATTTACAAATGTAACATCTACACCAGTTTCTCCAAATACAGGCATTTCTTGCAAGTTTTTTTGTAAATTAAAAGCAGTAGACTCTTGCCCTCCTGTCGTACTAGCGCCAGAAAAAGTAATGTTTTTACTAACTACACCTTCAACATCAATTTGATAAACAGTTCCAGATTCAAAACCATTAAATGTAATTCTTTGAATTTCACTAACTACTGGTGTAGGACTTTCACTATCGTCATAGTCAAATTGAGGCACATTACTAAACGGAATATTATCAATAGTAAATGAATCAAATGTATCGCCAGATTTATTAATTATTCTTTTTGGTGCATGATCTTGTTGAAACAAAAGCATTACATTTTCTGTTTGAGCATCACGAATTTCATTTATTTGATCGCTGCGATATGGCAATCTTACATTTGCAATTAATAAAGTTTCAGTAGAACCGGCATGAGGTATTCTATAAAACGCCATATTACCAAACGCAGTAGTAACAGAATTTAATCCTCCTGTTGCTACAGCTAAATAATGACGATCTGTTTCAATACTAAAAGAAAATGTTTTAGTTTTTGATACTTGAAAAGTATTACCAACTTTTGATTCAACAATTACGTTTAAATCAGTTAATTGAAAACGCTTATCACCTAAATCCCCTGTATCACCAGTTCTAATTAAACGAATAAATGATGATGTATAAGATCCTACAACTTTAACTCTTACATCTTGAGATGCAGCAGTTACTGTTATTGTTTGAAGTGTTACCCAATTACTAACTCCGTTTGCTGATATTTGCACTTTAACAGCAGCGGGTAAAACATTACTTTCTGTTCCTGTTGTTAATTGAATGTTTTCAACATCAATAAAAACAATTGGATTAGTTCCAGTATATGTATATCTAGCTATTTCATATTCAGTAGCTCCTACACCTATTGCATCAATATCAGTTGTAGTTAATACAATTGTAGAAGAATTAAAATCATTTAAAGCTAAAATAGCAGCAGCCTCATTACCTCCTGCTGATGTAGCGCCTCCTTTACTCATGCTCCCGCTAAGAGTGCTGCTATATACTAAACCATTTAATTGACGTAATGCTTGGTCAATATGCTCTGTACCGGCGCGTCTTTTTAAACCACCTTGCGGAACAATTAATACATTTTTAGCAGTTTCACAACCGGCATAATATTGATCTAAATCAGTACGGCCTTTTAATAGCGGCGATAATTCACCACTAACAAAGTTAGTCTGCATAAATGTAGAGTTAGCCATTATTGCCTCACGCTAATAAATGGCTGACTCCTAATAGGCGTAGTAGGATGTTGTTGTGAATCTGTATAACGCGCCATACGCGACGCATTAATATACTTAGCTGCATTAACATCAGCAGATGCTGCACTATCACGAATAGATGGTGCAAAATCCATAGCTAAAGCATATTCAATCATTTTAGCAAAATAAGAGGGCCAGTTACCTTCTTCTACATTAGCCGTATAATCACAAAACACAGAACCAGATGTATTGGCGTATAATTTATCACCAAGAATTTGATAGTTAATAGCAGGGTCAATTTTAATCAAAGCTAACATATCAGTAGGTAATTGATAAATATTACTAAATTCATTACCTACAGACGTTTCAGTAGTTAAACCTAACTGAGCTTTACGCCTAGCAAAACCCCATCTAAATTTAGATAGCTCTGCTTGGACAATATTGTCATACAGGTTGTTAGCTACTGTTTCTGCGCGAGTATTACCGCTTAAAGATGTAACTGGCAAATCACCAATTAATATTAAAGCATTAGATATTAACTTGATTTTTTCAGCCATGATTTTATTTGCTCAACATACTTTTAGATGTTTTAGCTGCATTCTTAAAATCAGCATCAGTAGGTGCGCCAACAGCGCCTTTTTTACGCATTTTTTTTCCGGCTTTACGCTTGGCATGAATATTTGCATATAAACCTTTACGCATAAATTACTCCGTTTTATTTAGGCTTTTTAACCTTGGGTGGACGGCCCTTTGTACTACCGTATGTACCTTTACCTTTTGGCATTTTATTCTCCTAATAAAAAGGGGGCTTGCGCCCCCGATTATTATGCGGTTACTAATATACCGCCTGCCGCTGTAATGCTTGTAGCGGTTTGTGTCTTAATGTACGTCAAATGAACAATGGGCGCAGTAGCCGTAGTAGTGTCCTTACAAATAATAAGATCACCAATACTTAACTCACTAATAGCCGGTAAAAAATAATCGGCATTATCAATCGCCGCCTTATTGTCAGTAGAAGTATACTGCCAAGTGCTGCCACCATTTCCAGAACCGCCAATGCGGCATAATCCAACTCTTGCAAAAGCCATGATAGCCTCCTATGCAGTTTGCGTGTATTGAACTTTAACTAAACCACCCTCATCGCGCACAACGGCTCCTGCTTTTAACATTCCGTTACACAAAAATGAAGTTCGTTCTGGCACGTAATCAACACTGGTTTTCATATCAATGCCAATTGCAAGTCCTACAGCAGGGCGTTGGAAGAACCAAGAATCAACAACATTTGCAGCAGTAGTTAATCCACCTTCAACACGAGTTTCAAGAATCACAAACTTAAACCCGACTAAAGTGTCAATTTCACCAGAAACAAGTGCTTTTACTGCTTGAAAATCTACAGATGTAGCAGTTGTGTCGTTTAGCAAACCTGACAACCCAAGAGCATTAACAGCGGCAAACAAATCACTGTTTGGCACACCTTGATCGCGCAATTCAACTTGCGCTTTAATAATCTTAGACATGTTAAGATTTGTTCCTGCACCACCAACACCAGTACCTACTACACTAGTTAATGGCGTAGAAGCATCCATAGCATCAATTACAAGTTGGTCACAACGACGACCAAGAGCATCAGCAATAGTGCCTGCTAATTCTTGTTTTTCGTCAAAGTTTACATCTTGAGCATCAAACAAATCGGTATACTCAGGAGCATTCCAATTTTGCAAAGTTGCAGTCCGGAATTCGTGCGCTACATCCATAGGAGTAACAAGATCAGAAGTAGACTTTTGATTAGCTAGTCCCTTCCCCATACGACGAAACTTATAAGTATCGCCCACTACATTGTTGCGCTGTGTTACAGCACTTTTCAGCAGGCCACTACCTTGATAGGCGTGTTTGACCATACTGTCAAATTCCGTAACCGCAACAGCGGATAAAGTTTTACTCATGTGTATTTCCTCAAAAAAGAGTAATTTAAAAACAATTTTTTAAGGTATGTGCTGAGTACCCAGTAATCTGGTCAGCAGTCAACCTAAATCACTGGGCATACTAAGATGGTATCCAGATTGGGCGATTATAACTTAAAATATATACTTACATCAACCAACTGTTATTGCGTTAGGTTTATCGCCTCCCCATTCATGTTGCATTCTTTTTATTTTCTTTTCATGGTCAGGGCTAACGCTTCTTAATAATTGCCCATTTTCATGTTTTTTAAACATTTCAGTTTCAATGTCAGACCATGTAATTCCTGTTGGACTTTCTCCACCATCAATAGGAAGTTTAACAGGAGCAGTAGCTTTAACTAACATTTCTACTAATTTAATAGAATCAGCATTTGTAACTAACTCTCGCGCTTCTTCATATACTTCTGAGCTAAGATTGTTTTTCAAAAATCCTTCAACAGTCTTAATCCTATTGTGTGCGTTATCACCTAACTTAGCTAATTCATCTTCTTGATTTACTTCGTTTACAGCTTGATCTTGTGCAGACAATAATTGCCACGCATCATTATATGCGTCTTGACTCATGTTAGTTTTTGCAGCAAATTCATTTAACTCTAATAACAAAGCATCGTCTGACTCAATGCCCTCTGGAGTTTCATAGCCATCTTTGGGTGAGCCAGTAAAGCCACCAAACTTTTTATTTAACTCAGAATATGCTTTAGCTTGATCTGATACGCTTTTGTATTTATCTGGAATATACCAATCTGGAATATCGCCACTGCCTTTAATACCTTCAGAAAGAAAAAACTCTCCTTCACCTAAAGTTGGTGCTGCTTGATCTAACAGAGTATCGCTAGTGTTTTCAGTCGCGGTCTGTTCTTCTTCCATTGTTTACTCCCAAGGTAAATTAATAATCTTTCGTTTTTTGCTTAATGGTTGATGTTTTATTTTTATTTCAAAAAATTTTCTTTTACCGTTTAACAAAGCAAGTGTATTAATATCAATCCATTCAACGTGTTTGCCGTCTTTGTTGCATCTAAATGCACAAAACTTTTGAACATAATCGAATGAATCAAATTGATATTCTTTAGCTAAATCTTCTAACCATGACATTTTAAATCCAGATTCTTTTAAGAACTTTTTTGCACCATCAGGCACAAGAATTTTTGGCGTAGCTTTTACAGCACGTTTTTTAATTGTTTCAGTCATAAAAGTTCTGCTTGGTTTATTTGATTTATAATGAATTTAATTACGCCAGACTCGCCATTGTGATACGCAGCTTCATAATTTGCGTTAGAAGAATTAAATGGTGTATCGTTGTTATAAATAAATCTTTGATGCAAATCTTCAATTACTTTTTTGCCATTGTCATCAGCAAAACATCTGTTATATGCTTTGGCTAATTCAGCAGCTTTTGATCTTTTTTCTGCATTATGTTTTTTAGCGGCTTTAGTATTAACTGCCGCTTTATCTATTTCGTCCCAACTCATTGCATTTGAACAGGCGGTGAAGAAGTAGGCAATCCGGCTTGTTCAGCTTGCGCTCCTGCTTGTATTATCTGTTGTTTTTCAGCTTCAGTTCTAATTAATTCTGCAGGCATTCCTGTTTTAACTCCGGCCCATGTTCCAAAATCTTCAGTCTTAAATGCAATCATTGCCTGATCTGGCCCCGCAGTTTGCAAAACAAACGCAACTGCTTGCTGAACGCTCATTAAATCTTCTCCATCTTGCGCTTTAGCTAATGGAGAAAGGAATTTAATATCAATATCACGCCCATCTAATTGAATTGGCGTAATTAATCCGCGTCTTGTAAGAATATATGTAACTCTTTTAATAATTGGTATTAATACCTCAGTTTGTAGCCGCCCAAATGCGCTACCAATCCTCTTAGCTAGTTCCCTAGACTCAATTGCTACCTCAGTAGCAGATCGAACAGGGCCAGAAGGATCGCGCAAATCATTAAACAATGCACGTTTAATAGCATTTTGCAGTTCAATAATTTCAAATTGTGCTAATGAAAGATTGCTTCCTGTATCTAACCGCTGAATACTAGGATTAGATGAGTTATTAGAACCAACAGGAATAACAATTCCTGGGGATATGCTTATATTGTAGGGATTTGTAACACCGTCATCCGTAGCTGTGTACATTCCTGCTAAATCAATAGCCGCTTTTTGTAAAACAAACTCTTTCGCTTTGTTTAAAGACCGCACATCAGGCAATGCTTGCAATGCCGGCCCTCTTCCTCTAATTTCACCTGATACTTTAGAGTATCTTCCAGTAACCCAAGGACTAGATGGCCCATAATCTTGCATCCAACTTATTCGATCTTCATTTTTTACCCACACACAACCATAATATGTCTTAGCTATAGGCATATACACAACACCTTCACTAAGTTCTACATCAGAATCTGGCGCATTTTTAATTTTTTCAGCAATAGCTTCAGATGGTTCAAATCCAATCCAATGTCTTTCTAAGTTACGGGCTTTAACAGTAAACTTTCGCCAATGCGTTTCAATTGTGCCAAATGGCCCTTCTTCAAATGCTATACCTTTTTGTGGAATAGCATTAAAAATAACAGGCATATTGTCATTGTCTTCTTCATCTACTCGTAACGTACCTGTACCTATTAGTAAATCTAAAGCGTGTTCGTAAAACTGAGTAGCAAAATTACTACGATTAATATAATCAAATATCGTAATTGCTTGTTTTTCCAAATTGGCTCTAATTTCTTCTTCAGATACTCCATAATCACCTTCTTCTAACATTTTTAAGACTTGATCTGACGGAGCAAATGTCGCCCACCTAGCCCATATAGGAGCAATATTTTCTTGAAGTTTACTAGCACCTTGCTGTATTGCCTCAAGAGCAGTCGAGTCAAAGATTCTTTCCATCTTTTTTTGACCCTGACGGTTGCTGTCAAACAAATTTCTATTAGGTAAGAAAAACTCATACACATCGTCAAGTATGTCGTGCCAATACATAGCTATTTCAAATGCTTTAGCTTCTCGCCTTTTTAAATCATTGAGCGACCCTAACTCTTTAGGCAATTCCATTATGCTGTTCCTGATCTTGCGTTAGCCTGTGCTTGTGCAGATGCAATTTGACTAGCAGACATACCAAACATTCCTCGACCTACACCGCTTCCCATATAACCGCCACCGCCTATTCCTGATCGTTTTTTAGCTGCTTTAGGTGTAGATGCTTTAGCCAATAAAGATTTAGTTCCTAAAGTTCCTCTTGCTACAGCTTTTCGACTCTTTTCACCTTTGGCAATTTCCTCATCAAGAGCAGCTTGTTGGCGCATTACCATTGCTTTGTCTTCAGCAGTTGGTTGTGGAGCTTTTGGTCGTTTCATTTTTTTGCCTCTTTTGTTTCGACAAATGTTTATACAATTGATATGGAGTTAATATAAACATATTATTAATGCCTAATAGTTGTTTGGCATGACCAACACACGTATTTAACATTAATAAATTGTTATTCGTTGCGTTTTGTTTATACCCGCACATAATAAAAGGTTCGTCGAGTATATCATCTTTGCTCCAACTGGTGAATAAATCGAATTTTTCTGTAGTTTTAGAGTGAACAATGTAATGTGATTGATCTGGTTTAATAACAAAGCAATGTTTTATTTCTTTATGTAAAAACTTAGACCACCAATTACCATCATCATTAGTAAACACAACATATATGTCAGAACACACTAAATTTTACCTTGGCTGTTACTGGTTGATTAAAACCTTGTCTGTTTAACGCTTGCCTTCCTTCTCCTTCACCCTGCAATGCATACTCTAACGCTTCTACTGGGTGCGAATATTCGTTCTTATCTGGTTCATCAGTGTATCTTTCGCCTGATACTTGCACTCTTCTATAGCAAAACCCACCTTGTAAGCCTTTTCTAATCATGACTGCTTTAGGTAAAACAGTGAATCTTGGCTTTCCATCCATACACATCTCTTTCATAGGCACTTCTAAAGCAGCCCTACGCTTCATAGGATCGTTAGATTGCGTAGGATTGCATGGTATTCCCGCAGCTCTCATAATTTGAAAAGGTGTTTCAGAATTAGATTGATTTTTATTGCTTCCAGACGGATCGCCCCAACCTTTAAAATTATGATCGGGATACATTTCTTCAATATAACGCTTTAAAGTAGGCGCAAAGTCTACAGCACCCGAATCTGTCAACACCATTTCATCAAAACAAACCCATCTTCCTATAGATGTTCTTTGTAAAAATGCACAAGCCGGTGTTCGCCCAAAGTCAAAACCTAAAACAATAGGGTAATCATGCGTAGGTTTAAATTGTAAATGCTGACAATGTACAGAATCAGTATACATGGGATGAACAGGTTTTCCGTTAGATACAAAACCATATTCATTAGCTAAATTAACTTTAATCCAATCATTTGTTTTGCCAGATAAACCACGTTTATAATAATCGACAGGAAGATTTATTAAATTTTCAGCATTTTTGTTTACTATCCATTCTTCTCCGTCTTTTAAAACACCACCCGCTTGTCTATAAAATGCCCAATCTTCCGGCCTTTCTATTTCAGCTAACTTAAAATACCAATGATCTTCATCAGGAGCGTTACTATCACCAAGTATTCCATGATGCGTTGGACGCGCTCCTTCTTTGTTCGATGGGTAACGACCATGACGTAAATCAAGCATATCTAAAACAGCCTTAGAATGCTCTTTAGTTTCGTTTAACCACACCCATGTAGTTTGTATTCCTCTAGCTTTTTTAACGTGTTCGGGTCGGTCAAAAGCAATAAAAATAACATCACATTCAACCTTAGTTCCATCTTCTAAATTAAACCTTATAAAATGTGTAGGAGGTTCTTTATTTCCTTGTTTAAAGTCACCTAATTCACCGTGTATTTCTAACCAATCTTTAATAGTTGTAGAAAATAATTCAGAATAAGTATTACGTGCGGCAATAACCCTAGATAATCTAATTCCATAGTTTTTATGTTCTGGGTCATTAACAGGCTCTTGTTCGCACATTAAATCAAATAGTTTAAGTATGCATTGAACAGTTTTGCCAGAACCTAACGGCCCCATAATAAAAGAATTTCTAGCGCGGCAATCAGAAAAATCTTGAAGAACTTGCCCTTGAGGCATTAAATTATATTCAATCTGACTCATAGTTCTATCTTCTATCTAATTAAACGTAAATGAGATTGTTTAGATTCAATAACAAACCCTACAAAATGCGAATCATCTCCTTTTAAATTGTAATCGTTTATAACTTCTTCAGAAGGATAAGAAACACTAGTAATTGCAAAACAATTAACACATGGAGCTTCAATAATAAACTCTACTTTATTATTATCTGATTTATGCACTATTACTTCTTGAAGAATACTGCTGCATTCACCACAACGTATTTCCCTCATTTTAATATACTCAACTTATCAACTCTTTTTTTTAGCTGTTCTATTAAAATTGCTTGATGTTTTATTTCAGTTTTTTGTTTAAGCATTAATATTTTTAATCTTTCTTCATCTGAAATTTGAGGCATAGGAAAAGGCAAAATCATCTTTTACTCCAATCAATAGAATCAAAATTCAATTTAAATAATTGTCTTGAGCTAACTGTTGTCTTTCTAGCGTGACTGCCTTTGCCTCCATTCTTTTCTGGAAAATGACGCTCAATATCTTTCTTAGGCAATTTGTGAATAAACCCTTTATGTTTCATTTAGTGACTACCCTATGTATTGGTATTACTTTTGTTTTAAACGCTCTTAGAATGGCTTATATGACCTTTGAATAGCATATTAACTAAGCTAGTAAGTTTACTGCAATTGTTTTTATGGGTAATTTTTTTTTGTGAAAGACACATATATCTATCACGCGCGCCGCCTCGGAAGGGGGGTGGCTCTATATACCAGAATCTGAATCGTTGGTCTGCGAATGATTATCATTTACGCTAGTATCGAATCGCTTTCGATTGACCGATACAGTCAGTGACGACACTTGATGATCCACTGATTTTAACTGGGGCTGCGTGTACTTCGCGACTCTGTCTAACGCCTCGACTGCGTTTTTATGGTCCGCAGCATCACCTGATTCTATTGCCGCGCGCTGTATCTCAATGCACGAATCGATCATCGCTAAAATCGGGTCGAACGTCGGATAACGCTCTGACAGCCTTTCTGCGAGAAGCCGCTTTAATGGCACGTTTTTGCTACCGAGTGGCCTTGCCATGTTTTTAACTCCTTTCAATTTGATTTCATTAGCAATTCTATTTTGCGAATTATAGTTTATTTCCATAAAAAAGAGAAATATTGCTAAATAAGGTATCCTTAAGAGTATGTCTGATGGTACAATATGCACTCACTTAAAGGAGAACAGCGCATGAAGTATTACACTATAGAGATTGACACATACATCCTTGAAGTTTCAGTATCAGGCAATCAGGATTTAGATGGGACTTTTACTGCGACTTGTTTGCACGAGGGCGACAAGCTTTCTATCAATGGTTGGTTAGCTGAGTCCATTGAGGAAATGTCTGAACTTGAATCATCCAGTTTTATTTACGCTTAGGGGAAATAGTGCCTATATTAGTTTTAACAAACCGCGAGGTTCATATGAAATACACACATCACCGAGGAAAGAATGTCAGCGCAGCAACACATAACATCGTTGCAGATTACGCACAGCAGTGTTGGCAAGAGATCAACAAGCCAGAGCATGGCATCAATTTTGATATTCGACCGCATGAGATGACCGTTAAGACCAAAATTAGCAACGGCACTTCATGGGGCGGTCGTAACATGATAAATATCGATGTCTCATGTTATGAGCGTAAAGCGGTATATTGTTGGGAATATAGAGCGTACCAAAAAAGTACATTAATAGGTCATTTTAATGCCCATCCAGAAATATGCTTATTTGGACTTGTAGCGCATGAATTCGCACATTATGTACAACGACGTTTTGCACCAGACACAGACAAATATGCTCTTACTCATAGGAAGCCCCATGGCGATTGTTTTAAGGACATTTATAGTATGTTACGTGTTGCTTTGGTTAATCCACACGCTGCAAACATCGGCTGCGCTGTAAATCATTGGAAAGGTTTAGAAGAAGTAAAAGAAGTAATAAAACAAGCGGCAAATTATCCAGAAATAGTAACGGTTTCCACCAACGCGCCAACCGGCGTACTCACTCAACGAGCATTATTTTAAAGGTAAATATACAGATGACTAAATCAGAGATATTTAAAATATTATTAGAACAGCACGACGATGTAACGATTGTAAAAGCGCATATTCTTTATTATCGGGACTATCGGTATCGTGGCGGTATGGCAAAACGCGAAAAAGCATCAAATGATCGTTCAGCAATGCAATACGCTATTTTAGAAACAGCACAATTATTGTTAAGTGACAAGATGTATAAAGAATTTAGAAAAAAACGTCTGCTTATTACTGACACGATTTGGTTCAAGAAGCGCATATGTACTTACGATGGAACACCGCTCAATGAACATCAAATAAAAACACGCGATTGGGCAATTGCACGAGATGCTAAACGCGCAGCGTAGTTAAAAACACAAAGCGTATTCAAATCAGTACGCTTTTTAGTTTTAACTAAATAACCGACAGGTGAATAAAATGAAACTTTATCAAAGAGGTGGCGTGATGAATAAGCAGCTTATGACTTATAACGACATTATTAAAGATACTCGGCAAATATGCCGAAAAATTGGCGTAACATTTAAGAGAGCAAATCACGACAGAAACGGAATGGCCGCGTACATTTTTGTGCTTAAATCTAGTGGTGTTTGCATTCATAATGGTTCTTTTACAGCAAACATGGCGTGGGATAATGCATTGTCTGGAAATGTCCAAAACTGGGCAGCAAAAGAGGTGGCAGCATGATTTTATTAGCTACAGCGATTTTTTCATTTTTAGTTTTTTGCGCTTATATGCATATTGAAGAAACTAAATTGAATCAAATTGCAAAAGCTCGACAGCAGAGAATCGCAAGAATCATTCGCACTAGGGCGCGATTTAAAGCAAAGCAATCATATCACAAGCGGCGTTACATTCGCATCGTATGTTGAAAACGATTACTACACAATCGAATACACTGGAGGTTTTTAAAATGAGCATTTACCCAAATTTCCCATCCGTCACTGAATTACCACTGCATTGTAATCATAATGACCGCAAAGTTGTGCGGCATTTAATACGACAATTGTTATTTGCAGGATGCACGATAGCTATTCACGATGGAGAAGAGTTGTGCATTCAAAACTCAACCGATCTACATGAAATACTTTACGAAATTTCTAGCACTGGAGAAGATTTTATTATTGCTTCTAATAATAAAGGCAAGCGTATGGGTTGGTTTCATTTAATCTATAACAACGGGTCAGACGATGACGCAATGGTGTGCATTTCTGATTACTTAGCAAATAACTTTTGCGAAAAAATCTACAGTGAAATTAATTATGCGATGGTGAAGCATGATACACTTTGATCGGTTCGATATTATGGAAGCCCATTACCTCTACTACAGAAACTATCACACTGGACAATCTAGCTACGAATATATTAGATTGTCCCTAATGAAAATAAAAGGATTTAAACCGCACTCTAATTTGTCGTTTAAAACACTTACAAAAAACGGCAAGGAAATATACAAGCAATTAGTAAACAACGGCTAGGGTGTCTTCCTTTCACCCAGTGAGTCGGCCTAGTCCACCGATAGCCAAAACGGACTTTTATTTTAAACAAAAAACCCCTGTCTCTAAACAGAGGCTTTCGTTTTGATGGTTTGATTCAGGTGTTAGCGCACCTAAACCAGATAGCGAGACAACGGAAAATCAACTAGCTATGAGCTAATTATACACTATTTTAATCAGCATTCATAAGCGGTCGTCAATAAAAGAAACGGTCGTCGATTAAAATGGCACTTCATCATCTTCAAATGTTTGTTGTTGAATCTCTACAGTTTGACTGACATCTTTCTGCTTTAATCCCATAATTGTAGCGTTTCCAAGTATAGGTAACTGCAGCCCATTGTCTCTCTCTTCTTTTGTTGACCCTTCTTTTACAATTCCATGATATTCTTTACCGTTAAATTCTTTTGTATCCGTAGGATCAACAAAACAAACTAAATCAACATACTTGCCCACAGTACCATCCGGTCGTGGCTTTTTACCCGCAATAATTCTACTTTTATCTAACTTTGTTACGTCAATACTTAAACTAATAGTCATGTTCATGATAATCTTTTAACCTCACTTTTTATAATTTCGACAGCCAAATTAACTGCCCCACTTAACTTTTTAATAAATTCATCATCTCTTTTTACTTCAACGATCATTGCATCCATGAGAGGGTGGTATGACATAAAATTCCAACTATCTACTTCACATATCATCATACAACCCTGCACTTGTTGATAATATTTTTTTGGCATTAATCCCCTTCTCATATTTGCAACGTGAGTATGATCTAATGGGCATTTTATTTCGCAACCACCTATTATTGTATCTTCGCCACTGTCATAAATAACAAGATCGGGAGAGCATCCAAAATCACCAGAATCGTCTAAAATGAACCCAGTTTCACCGCAAGTTACAGTTTGAGACATTTCAAAATACATTTTAGCGTCAGGCTCAAGCTCAATCCCTCTAGTCATTGCGTCCGACATAAATTGTCGCGCTGATTCACCCGTTAATTTTTCAGCAATAAGTCTATTTATGTATTGTTCTGCGCTTGAACTAGGATTTCCTGTTGTTGTTATTAATTTATCAAAATTACTTGCAGATGGTTTTCCCAGTCGACTTTTTAACCATTTGTAAGAGCCTTGTTTATGATTACGAATTATCATAAGGAAGCCCCCATTTAGGCATATTATCAATTGTTGTTCCTACCGGTAAAACATACAAATATCTGCCGATGCCAAAATTAACTGCTGCGCGTTTTAAAGCGTCAGATATTCCACCCTTGTCACCCTCAATTTTAGTATCACCTGCACCATCAGACTTGGTAATCCATTCCCCATCTATCCGTAAAGAAAGTTTGCAAATTATGCGGCCAGAACACTC